CGCAGTAATCCATTCCAATTGTTAAATCAATGTTCTGTGCTTCACCATCAGTATCCCAATTCATATCAGCGAATGAACCGTCTTTGATAAATGCACCTTTAATAATCCATTCTGAGACTACATCTCCTACAGGACCTAATACATCAATAGTTAAGTCTTTCTTGTAGAAATCAGAGTAACCAGCTCTACCAGTTACTGATTCGTAATGTAATCTAACCCATTCCATCACTGCTTGAGCACCAGAAGGAGTAATTGGGTCAAATAGTTGCATTGTAATGTCATTCCATCTTAATTTACCTTTTACTTTTCTATAAGTATTGATATGATTAAGTACAATTTCATCTTGTGCGAATCCTAATCCACTTACACCTTTAATGATATATGATGGGAATCCGTCAACGTACATCACAAATCTATTTGCTACTTTTGGTTCAAATGCTGTGAAAAATATTTCGTTTGGATCTAATACTGCCATTTTATTTTTGTTTTATTTTTTTATTCAATTATAAATATAATACTTTTTAATTCTTATGCAGGGAATTCAGCTCCTGTTGGTAGAATGTTGAAATCTAGGTAAATAAATTCTGCCGTTTTTGTTGGTTGAATGTATATAGCACCTCTTAATTCATTTCTATCAATTACATCGGGTCCATTATTTGAATCGTTCATTACAACTTTAAACGCGTATAAACCTTGTCTTTGTTGTACTGACTCTAAATATGGATTAACCTGACTTAAGAATATATTTCTTGTAGCTGCTGTATTTTGTTCAAATACTAAGTTATCAGATATCTGAGAAATGTAATTTTTAAGTGCAATTAATAATCTTCTAACATTTACTCTATCTAAAGCTGACGCTTGATTTTGTAATGTTTTCTGACCAAATACTACAACTCCTCTACCTGGGAATGTTGCTATTGGATTAACTTTACCTGTATATAATGTATCTCTATTGGCTTGAGTTAATTTTCTTTCAGCTTGAATTACTTGACCTAATCCACCTCTATTAATACCTGCTGGGGCAAACCAAGCTTCTGCTGTTCTATCATTATTAGCATATACACCTGGAATTAATGTTGAAGCTGGTACCCAAACTCTTTGTCCTGAATCTGGATCAGTTACCATACACCAAGGCCAATATGCAGCAGCATATGAAGTATCTTGAGCTGTTGCTGTTGATGTTACAGCTGTTATTGATGAAGCATATGGTTCAAGATCTAATACTACAATATTATCTCCTCTATTTTCAGTATTTGAAATTAAAGTATTTAATACTGAAGAATATCCTGATTGATACAATCCTGGAGATGAAATGATGTTATATTTGTAATCATCTTTATTAGCTAATAAGTTAAATGCTGTTGTATAATTACCATCTTTTAATCCTTGAGTATCATTACCATCAATGTATTGGTAATAATTACCAGTTCCTGTTAAAATAGTACCTACTGCATCTCCAAATGCACCCGAAGCTGCTACTGGGATTGAAGCTGTGTATTCGGGTTTAGCGTTTCCAGCATTATCTAAATAATCTGGTGTTTTATAATTTACTGATTTTACTCTTACGTATCTTGAAGCGTTAGCATAAGAACCACTTGTTTGTAAATAAACATCTGTTGTTCCAACTCCTTTTACTGTTTGTTTTTGGTCTCCAATTATTCTTGAAATATAATTTGAAGCTTTTGGATCCAATGATACATTATTAAAGCTTTCAAGTACTGATTTTGCTCTTGTAGTATCATTACCTTGTCTAATAATTACACTAAATGTACCTGATGATGTGTTTGGTGAAGCAATTTCCCATCTAATATTATTAGATGTACCGTTTGTTAAAACTCCGTTTGAAGCTAAAGCACCATCACTATTCATAATTATACCTTCACCAATTGTTTCTAATGTGAAAGCATTTGCATCTAAAATATCTGCATCTACTAATGTTAATACCAAAGGAGCTGATGGGTTACCCATATCTGCTGCTGCTACTGTTAATGTATCTCCTACTGCGTATCCTGATCCAGCTGTAGTAACTTGTACTCCTACTGTTTCAACAAATATATCATCAGCAATTAATGTAATTTCTACTGCTGTTGAATTTTGAAGCATTGCAGCTGAAACTGTTACTACTAAATCACCTGTAGCACCAGTAAAACCAGCTGTAATTAAAT